TCTAATTTATTATAAATATATAGACACGTAAGAAAAAAATATTTAGTGTTTATTATTTTTAAAAATAGGAAAGCAGAAGATGGTTGCGTGGACAACTGCTTTTACGAACGGCATTACTCTGATAGTTTCAACTCCGAAGATATAGCCCGCCCACCATCAGGTATCTGTCTTACCTTCATTCCCCGTTCAACCTTTGTGCCCCAAGAGAGACTCGAACTCTCATGTCTTTCGACGTAGGTTCCTAAGACCTATGTGTCTACCAATTCCACCATCGGGGCATTTCCAGTCTTTTTAGTCACCAAAGGACTATACCGATACTATGACCTGAAGCCATAGCGCTGGATCCTCGGCTACAGTCGCTAATTCGTTTGTAGTTCCGACAAGAATCGAACTTGTATTTGGAGATTAGAAGTCACCCGTTCTATCCATTGAACTACGGAACCAAGTTTCTACGCTTCTCCCATAGGACCTTTGTAATATATCTTTTTCTTGCCTAACAAATCGTCTTTATCTACCAAGTATTGTAGTATTTCGATATGTTGTAACAACATTTGAGTTGCTTCTCCTTTAAACTTAATGAGATCTATAATATCTGTATTCTGAGTGTGCTGCTCTTTATCTATATCTATGAGTTGTTTTTGTAACTTTCCAATGTGAGCAAGAGCTCCAAGTAGAACAAAAAACATAAAGACAAGCGCAACTGATAATGCTATAATCATAATATTGATGTTATGTTGTTGACCCTCACGGGATCGAACCGTGCACCCACAGATTATGAGTCTGTTGCTCTAACCAACTGAGCTAAGGGTCAATGTAATCTTCATAGATACACTATTCTAATGCTATCAAAAGACGTAGGTCTATCTTTTGGATTTATTAGAATATCTATTCTATTTTTAAATCTTTTATTCATTACATCTTCAACAGCGTAGACTCCGCTATATTTACCAGCGCCAAGAATTTTTACGTGATCTCCAAATTTGAGTTTAGCTTTAATGTCTCGGCTTACGGCAATAATACGGTGTTTTTTAGGATTTTTTTTATCGAGTCGAAATCCACTGGCTGTTGTATACGGAGAAGAGTCTGTTTGTTTTGGATCTGTGGTATACATGGTTACTTTTACCGTATCCATATAAACTTCTTTGATTTGTTTCACATCCCGTTTTATAGAGTGAATCGACCAAAGCAAATAGCACATAGCTAATAAAGCCAGAATTTGTGCGATAGGTTTAATTTGTTTCATAACTTATTTTTTAAAAAGTACAGCAGGAAGGATTTGCACCTTCACGGGTAGATTACTCTTATCCCTACCACCATTACGTGGTACGCGTCTAATTCGTGGCGATCATAACCGGTTTGTATCGCTTCCGCCACTGCTGTATAATGATTACTTGCCCTTAATAGTATCCACGGGACCCAAATCGACATTTTCTTTATCGATAGTGTCAACTTTTACAGTGTCAGCAACAACTGTTGTATCAACTTTTGTAGAATCAGTAGCACAGTCTGTACATGGTTCAGTAGTACCAGAATTGCATGCTGTAAGAGAAATCGCTACAGCGGCGATTGCGATGAACTTTTTCATTTTCTTTTTCCTTTTTTTGTTTTGTTTTGTTTTATAGTTAAATATAATAAATTGTTTCAAAACCTTTGCTTATATTTTTTTGGTTTGTTGTTTAAAATGATTATACATTTCAAGTAGCGTACCATCATACGTTTCCATAAAAGTTTCAAGTTGTTTTTTATCTAACTTAAAAGTTTTTGAGAAATCACCGATAAGATTTTGCATTATTTGCTTCTCTTCTTTTTCGTAGTCATGGATAAGTCTGCGGTGTCTTTCCATGAATAGGCTTCTAATGTCGTGAGCTTCATCGGAATACTTTACCCCTTGTAGTTTATCTTCTAATAAATATAATTCCATTTTAGATTGATACAAATATGTTGATGGATCGTAATCTCCATTAACTATTTTATTATATAATGGAGCTTTTTTTGGAAGTACATCTCTAGTTTGATAACGACGCCACCACTGATAGCAGTTATATTTGTTTTTCGGTAGTCTGCTCAACTGCTCTTCCAAAAAACTTCTATTTAATTTAACTTCCATAATTATTTTTTCATTAAATCAAAATGTCTTTGATATATATGCAAATTAGTTACGAACCAATGCATTTGACCTATTTCATAACCAGTCTTTTCTGAAACGTATTCCATGAGTTTTGCAAAAGTGTATTGATCATTACAGAAACCGTATACAAGATCTATACTTCTTGCAAAAACTGTCATATTCAATTTATCGTCTTTGATATAAAAGTTAAGTACATCGTTACATGGAGTATCATATTTGTATCGGTCTAATTCATGTAGCAAATAGTGTACCAGAATAGCTCTACGTGTTTGTTTATTTGTTTTTAACTCATCAATAACTCTTAATAATTGGTTGTTGTAATTCCAAAAATACCCGTAATTACTATTGACTTCAGTAGTGCCAGGTATCATCATTTGTTTCCAGATCTTGGCTCTTTCAGATATTTCTTTAGCGTCTCTATCGCCTTTAATGTACCATTCCCACTCGTATTCCGCATAGTCTTGTTTGAACTTTCTTTGTGTGGTTGTTACTACTTTATCGATAGGGTTTTGCAAAACAAAAGAAACGTTGAATGCAGCTTTTGTACATGCGTAATCTTCTCCAGTATGGAGAATGTTAGTGAAAAGACTCTCAAACGCAGAAGTAGCATTTGCATATTCTTTACCGTGTATACTAGTATTCATATTTTTGAACTTTTATAAATTTTTTTAAAAATTTAACTCCAGTATCATCTCTGTAGTCTTCTAAATATACAACCCTATTTATTTCCGATTGCAAAATAAGTTTACAGCAATCTAAGCACGGTGAAAGAGTTAAATACAATGTACCACCTTTCATTGAAGTGCCTGATTTTGCCGCTTTTATTATCGCGTTTGATTCGGCATGGATTACATATGGAAAAGTTGTATTATTGTGGTCTTCGCAACAATTATCCATACCTTTGGGAGTACCATTAAAACCAAATGATACTATATTTCCCGATAATTCTATCACAGCTCCCACTTGAGATCTTTTGCAGTGAGAAAGTTTAGACACTTCTTTAGCGATGTTTATAAAAACTGTATCTAGTTTTTTTCTTTTAGCTAATGCCTGTGCTTCCAAATCCGCCAGCTCCTCTTTCAGAGTGTCGCTCAGGGAATGATTCAACTTGTTGGACATTTTGATAATTTACTGGTATTAAAATAAATTGTGTAAGTTTTTCGCCGGGTAAAATTTCTACAAATCCTCTTGATGTATTTATAACGTGGATATGAATTTCGCCCTCGTAATCTTCGTCTACTACGCAAGCTCCAACTACTAATCCCTTTTTCGTAGCTACTCCTGATTTGTTGAATGCAATAAATGCGTGGCCTTGAGGTACTTGTGCTTTGATGCCTGATGGAATTAGAGCTGATTCATTGGGAGCTAATGAAATTCTCTCCATATCATTTGGAGTGAAAAAATCTATGCCAGCACTTTTGCTAGTGCCTCTACTTGGTGTTTTTACGTCCTTTACTTTCTTGATTAACATCTTGTTGTTTTGTTTTTTGGTATTGGTTTAGAGATGCCATGTATGCTACAGCATCCAGATAATTGTCTTCTTTATAATTCCATGAAGCTCTGGATAGCTTTAGCGCAATCATGCAATTGTACATATCGAAAGCTGTAATCTCTTTTCTGGAGAGCTCAGATGCGATTCTTGCTGCTTGTTCCATGCCTTCTTCAAATGGTCCATACATGCGTTCTTTTTCTTCGTTTCTTTCGAATACGATGTCGTGTGCTTGTTGTAATATACTTTTCATGATGTAATATAAATCTTTTATTTGGAATATCTGTCAAAATCTTTCTTGTCTCCCCACTCCCTTTGAGAATCTACGTCTTTTGCTTTAATTGTCGGTGTTGGCATATTTCGAGCCACATTCCAAAACCAATCTCCTTGTTTACCGAATTTTTTAATAAATTCCCAACCTTTCGCG